AGCGCAGAAGAATAGCCAAGACCGGCGATCACCGGCCAAGCCGATAACCTCGTCCACCGTTGCCACATTGTGATCGTCGGTATTTACGGCGGCTTGCAGTTCGCTCTCGATGTACTCACCGCCGCGTTTGTGTACACCCTCAACAGATAGCTTGTGATTGGTTAGCTTCGACCGCAGCGGTGCGAGAAAGCCCTTGAAGATAAGCTCCTCAATGCTGACCGGCGCAATGATGTGGGAAAACAGCGCACCGTCGTCGGTGATGTAGCCATGGCCCAGCCGGTACGGCGTGGCCGTCAGCCCCACCACCCGCAGCGCCGGGTTGATGAGTGTTAGGTCGTCAATCAGCTTTCGGTATCCGCCCTCGTCCCGGTGGGAAATCAGGTGGCAATTATGGACCGCTACGCCCCCAGCGAAATAAGAAGGGTGTCCACTGACTTGAAGGTTGAATACAGATCGAGAGCCTTTTGATTTGACACGCGAAACACTTGCCACCCCAAGCGCACCAGTAGTTCCGATTTCCGCCGATCCTGTTCCTGTCTCTCCAATGTTCTGTGGCTCCCCCCATCTATCTCTATCGCTATCATCATTTCCTTGTTGGCTATGTCTATCTTGTAATGATTTGGATAAACCCCGTTTCTGTGCCCCTGCCTCGTGGGGACAGAAAGCTCTGCCTCCCATCCCAACCCAAGAGCGTGCAAAAGCGCCAGATGCGGCAAAGGAAGCAATTGCCCGTTTCCTCCACGTCGAATAGGCTTGTGCTTTATTTCCTTCAGCCTGTTGCTGATTTTCTTTCGAGCCTGAGCGTCCAAAACTGTCGGGTGTGATCTCTTCGCACACCCTACTGAGCAAAAATTTTGCTTGGTCCAAAGAGATTCCTGCATTGCAGACTTTACTTTTCCATTCTCGTCTTCTCGTATCCAAGGTGTGAATTCTCTTCCACAGCAAGGACACATCTTCGATGCCAAATAGATGCGTTCCGTCCTCCAAGGAGCGAGCTTCAACCCATCCGTTTCCTGTAAAGAACTTGTGATTTCCTGTGCATTTAATTTTTGTCCCGTCATTTAATTTCACCTCGTATACTTCATCAGCCTGTCTATGCGAGATAGACTCTACCTCCCCGCACCCTGCTAGATTATATAATATGTCGCCGCACCTCACTTGGTCAATACGTTTCTGCCCAGATGGGGTGGAAACTAAAGTGTCCCCAGTAAAACACTCATCCACCATGATCAGATCAATGTGCCCGATCTGTCGCGCCCGCTTTCGAACCGACTGAATGCCAGCGAAGGTGATCGGCTCGCCAATATCCCTGCGCCCCATGCCCGCCGAGTAAATACCGAGCGGCGCGTCGGGCCAGTGCAGCCGCATCTTCTCTGCGTTCTGCTCGATCAGTTCCCTGACGTGGGTCAGCATTAGGACGCGGGTCTCAGGCCAGTTGGTCAGCGCGTCCTTGCACAGCGCCGCAACAATGTGGCTCTTACCTGACCCGGTGGGCAACTCAAGGCACGGGTGCCCCTCGTTACCCGCCGCGAACCACTGGTAAAGCTGGTCGATGGTGCGTTGCTGGTACTCACGGAGCATCAGACCACCCCCTCAACCACTGCGCCGGGGAACGCTGCCCGTGCAGCTTGCACATCTTCGTTCGCGCAGGACTCACCACCGGCAACCAGTTCCTTGCTGCTGAATGTGAACGCATCGCCCTCGCCGTTGCGGATGTCCACGCCCCTGATCTCATAGACCGCCTCGTGGGGGTCGACGCTATCTTTCTGAGGCCACGGCACCATGTCGGGATGCAGGACGTGGCTCTCGCAGCCGGTCGCCTGAAACTCTAGGGGAATGTCGCTGGCGTCCCAACGGGCGCACGACCATGTGCCATCCTTCTCCGGCGTGGCGTGGGCGCATGTCCGGCAATTAACTTGCTCTGTTAGCTGGCGCTCATGGCAGAAGCTGTGCGCGGGGCACCACTTGCATTGATACCAGCTTGGGTCAGCCGAGAGGGGGTCAGGCATACGCTCCGCCAGTGCAACCCGGTGGCCTCGGTCCTTCAGGGCTTCCGCAGCCTCCTTGTCGAACTTCACCCGCTCGGTGTAAAGCCGGTCGTCGTCCTTGCAGACGGCTAGGTAAAGCGCGCGCTTGATCCCCGTGCCGAGCATGTATAGCTGCATCTGCGCCCAGTGCTGCGGCTTGCTGGCCTTGACCTCCTTCTTCACGAGGTCGTCAAATGATTTTTTTGCGTGAGTTTTGAACTCGGCAACGTGGCGCGTCTTCTCTGCGCCGGGAACGCCGCTCTCAATTGTGCCGTCGGTAGACCCGCCGACGTGCGACCCGAGGTCAACATGTTCCTGATGGCAGGAGAACTTAACGCCGATGGCCTCCAAGTCAGATATGATGGTGGCTTCCTCGTTGTGGCCGCGACGGAACAAACGCAGCACACGACCGGGGAACTTCTCCTTCACCGCCCACCGGAACGATAGCCACAGCCAGCGTTCGCACGGGTGGCCCAGCAGGGAGCAGCCGAGGTGGCCGCGCGGGCTTTCCGTGCGTCCCTCGTGGCTGGCATCAATCAGCGCGGCGATGTTGTAAATTGGCTCTGGAATTTTAACCATGAAAAGTGGCCGAGAGTTTCCCCCCGGCCCTCCTTTATTTTGCCCAAGGTGCCGACGTTGCTGGAGCAGCGGCGGGTGCAGGTGCGGAGACGGGTAGTACAGAACCCTCAATGGCCCTGAAGCCCTTAACCTCGTTTCCAGCCCCGTAGGTCGGGTCATTTTTGACCGTGACCTTGATGGACAAATTTCCACCGATCAGTTCGTCGGTGTCCTCAAGTTTCTGAACACCAATGGCACGCATGATTTCACCCAACTGTTGGCGACCGATCTCTTCGGCCTTCGGGTTAGGGTTGCGGGTGTTCAGATTGGTAAACACCACGCGCCCCTGATGCTCTGGGCCAGTGATGTCGAAACGAACGGAGATGTACTTGCCCGTTCCCGCCTTCGTATCGCGAAGCTCCGCGCCCGCGATGGCGACCGTGTACCAACCGGCAGGAACCGGATCAAAGTCCCGCTTTTCTGCCACCGGCATGTCGTTAAGGTCGATTGTTTCGCCCAAAAATCCCATAATTCTACTCCTGAATAATTGAAAATGAAGCCCGTCCGGGCTGGGTGGTAATACCGCCTAGTAGCGGCCCAGTGATCGACTTGTCTGCGTTTTTCCACGCTGACATATTGACCTCTGGTTTCCAGCGAAACAGGGAAGACAAGTGATCCGTTAACCCCTCCTCCGCTGCAATGTCTTGGATGCGTTCGCTGTCAACTTTGCGGGTCATGCGTCCAGTAATTTTTATCTTGTAACCGCCGTCCGTTTCGACCTTCTCGGTTCCCTCCATGCTTTCGGCAACGCCAATCAAAGAGAGCAGTTGATCTTCCAGCTTTCGGCGATTTTCGGTTGCAACCTTTTCTGCTTCCTTCGCAGCAAGCCAGTTCTTAGCTAGGTCGTCGATCATTTGACCCTCTCAATCAGCCAATCATACTTTTCAACTGTCGCATCACATGATGAGCAAGCAAGCGCGGTCCAAGCAAAATTGCTGACGTGAGTTTTCTGCAAGCAGCTAGGGCACACAATATCTTTTCCTTTTTTCCCTGCGTGGGTCCACTTCGGCACATTCTCCAAGTTTGCTTGACCTCTAAACGCTCCTATCCCCCTTAAATACTGAACACCCTGTTTCTCGGCGGGCTTGCTTCTAAACCAGTCAAATATATTCATGATGCACCTCCTGCTTTGCTGATGATTTCGCCAAGGTCCGGTGACTCCCATACCTCGACGCCCCGAACTCGGCTTTTGGCTTGCCACAGTCCGTCTGTGTCACACATGAGTGCCCGCTGGGTTGCGCCCTCCGCGTCCTTCTCCACGCGAAGCGCCGCCACAATATCGAACTGATACGGCAGCGCCTGACCCGTCTTGTTTCCCGGCATTGATGGGCTGTAGAGCATACGCCCAAGCTCATCCTGCGATTTCTCCAGCTTGGCGGTCATAAGGACGTGCTTGGGTAGATCGCGGAACGACCGAATAGCCTCCGCCATCGTCGTCTGCATCTCACCGTATGCAGCGCGTGGGTCTTTGTTTACCTTCTTCTCATTGCCCAAACAGACCTCCGCGATCTCTGAGATGGAGTCGATGGCTACACTTGCAAACTGCTTGGCCTCCTCGCTCTCAGTCAGCCACGCGTATGCCTCGCGCAGAGTGTCCATGCTCTTCACCTCGATGAAGGGTATGTTTTGGTCCGAAATAGAGAGCAGACCGCCCTCCGCCGATAGGATCACCGGGCTTGGTAACGTCGGAATCAGGCACGTCTTGCCTGTCCCAGCTGCGCCATAGACCAGCATTTTTATGCCAGCGCTCACAACAGTGTTCGTTGATTGCAGGTTGATTGCCATTTTTCTCTTCTCCTTCTGTTAGTCAAAATAACGGTCATTTTCGCAGAGCGAACGCGCGCTCTCCAGATGATCGTGGATCAGGTGGGTCTTCGTCGTCCTCGTAGCATCGCAGACAACCTTGGCTGACCATGTCTACGATGGAGGCGTAGCACCAGACACAGAAGGCGACGGGGCAGATGCCAAAGTTCCCGGCGATGCCGCCCTCGCCTTCAAGATCAACGTCCGATTCGCAGATAGAGCAGGTTAACCCTGCCCCCTCTTCTTCTTGTTCATCCCGCGCCATTGCGAGAGCGGCGGTCACAAGACCTTGGTCGTCGGTCATGGCTTCGGTTGAGTCCATTACTTGTCCCCTTTTTTGTCAGTAAATTTCTCGACCATTTGCAGAACCATTTTCAGCGGCCCTATGTGCATGAAAATTCCCTTTTCCGCACACCACTGATCCCCAGTGTTTGTGATAGTCCAGCCAGCTAGTTTTGCATCATCTACGTTCATTATCATTCTCCTGTTAATCGCGGTCGGATCATCCGGTGGCGATTTGGTATTGTGTTTATACAGGTTGTGCCCTATCGTGTAAACACTTAATTCAACATGAGGAAACCAAACATGACCACCGATGAGGCAATTCTGTATTTCGGCGACCGCAAAAAGATGGCGGAAGCACTGGGGATTTGGCCCCACGGCACCTATCGCTGGGGCGATCATCCGCCCAAGCTGCGCCAGTTTGAAATTGAACGCTTGAGTGATGGGGAGCTAAGAGCAGAGGCATGAATATCTTTTACCTAGATGAGTGTCCGGTCGAATCAGCCAAGGCGCAATGCGACAAGCATGTGGTCAAAATGATCCTTGAGACCGCGCAGCTACTCAGCACCGCTCATCGCGTGCTAGATGGTGACGAGCGTGCCGATGCCGATGGGCTGTACAAGGCCACGCATAAAAATCACCCCAGTGCTGTGTGGGCTAGAGAATGCGCTGGAAATTATTACTGGGCCCATCAGCATTTAGCCGCGCTTTGTGCGGAATATACCCGTCGATATCACAAAACGCACAAAACAGAGCGATTGCTGCACCACTTGTGGCAGCATCCTAAAAATATCACTCACGGTGATTTCACGCCTCCGCCGCAATGTATGCCCGACGCGTACCAGTGCGGCGACAGTGTTGCGGCATATCGAGATTACTATCAGCAGGACAAGCTGTCACAGCCTTGGGCAAAGTACGCCTACACGGAGGAACCCGCATGGGCGATGTGATGGAGACCCTCGACCAGCGCGAGAAACAGCACGGCGATTTTCGGGATGTCTCGCGGGTATCTCAGTCCATCAAGGGGGCCATTTCTGTTGGCACTCTCTCCGCATACCAGCGTGAATCCCTCGATATGATCGCCACGAAGATGGCCCGAATTGTCTGCGGCGATCCTCACAACGCAGACCACTGGCTCGATATTGAGGGCTACGCTAGACTGGCGCGAAATGAATTAGAGGCAGGCAAATGACAAAAGTCACCGACATATTCGGCGGGCCGTTCGTCCCGGTCATCAAGCGCGTCGATCCGCCCGAGCTTCAACTGGCTGACTCCATGCGTTCGGCTGGCATTGATCCCCCGGCGAAGCTCAAGATCGACGGCCAGATGCATAGGTTCTCCACCAAGGGACGCGCGGCAGATGATTCGGGTTGGTACATCGCCTTCCCAGATAAACCCGTGGCCGGGCGCTTCGGGTGCTGGCGGGACGGAATCGACGCTGTTTTCCGCGCTGATATAGGACGGGAATTAACCGCAGCCGAGCAGATGGCTATTGCCCGGCGACAATCGGAGGCAAAGGCCGAGCGCGAACGCGTCAGGGCCAAAAAGGCCGACGTTGCTGCGGTGACCGTCGAGACCATCTGGCGTGACGCAATCGCAGCCAGCCCGGATCACCCATACTTGAAGAAAAAGGGCATCGAACCCCACGGCGCGCGCCTGACCGGCGATGGTCGCCTTATTGTCCCCCTGTTCGCAGAGGGTGGCGGGCTATCCTCGCTCCAATATATTTCAGAGAATGAGAAACGATACCACCCCGGCGGCTCCACAAAGGGTTGCTCATGGGTGCTAGGTGAGATCGACGCTGGCCCGCTGTTCGTCGCCGAGGGCTACGCCACGGCGGCTACCGTCCACGAGGTATCCGGTCGGCCCTGCATGGTAGCATATTCTGCCAATAATCTGGTCGATGTGGTTCGTCAGGCCCGCGAGGTCCACGGGATGGCGCACGAGATCGTGATCGTCGCGGACAATGACGCATCAGGCGTCGGTCGCGCTATGGCCGATCAGGCTTCCGCCAAGCACGGCGGGCGCATCGTCATGCCCTCAATAGAGGGAGATGCGAACGATTATCATCAGTCTGGCGGCGATCTGTTGGGCCTTCTGTTTCCGCCATCCGACGACTGGCTGGTCCCAGCGGATGCATTCTCCGAGCAACCCGCCCCAATCAACTGGCTGGTGAAGCAGTGGATACAGCGCGAGGCGTTGATCATGGTCCACGGCCCCAGTGGCGGGGGCAAAACATTCATGGTCCTCGATATGGTGCTGGCGATTGCATCACGGGGCGCAGTCCCCGAGTGGTTTGGCAATAAAGTCCGCCACGGTACGGTGGTTTATCTGGCCGGTGAGGGCCATCACGGCCTTCGGGGCCGCGTGGCAGCGTGGAAACAGCACAAGG